ATAACGATATAACCGTAATAATGACTTGGTATGGCCAAGAGGACCATCTGTTTGCACAGATGGAGTTCTATAATCAAATGGCTCAGAAGTACAAATACAGACCAAGAATCATTGTCGTAAATGATGGCCATGAAGAAGGCAGACAATACTTTAGAGATACAATTAACATTCATAAAGAGAGATTTGACGTCATAGGAATTGATGTAATGAAGGATGTAGGATTCAACTCTCATGGATGCAAAAATTTAGCAATGAAGTTTGTAAAAACGGACTGGGTACTTCTTTCTGATGTTGATTGCTATGAAAGTGCAGGAATGTATCATTACTTAAGATTTGAAAAAGATTTGGATCCTAATAAGTATTATGTTCCTAAAGCTGATATGGAGTCACCAGAATCAATGGAGTCATATGAGCTGCTATGCAGAAAAGGCATTATCAAATATATCACTCATCCTAACATTTGGATAATGACTAGAGAAGCGTTTTGGTCTACAGGCGGATATGATTTAGAATTCCAAGGAGTGAGACATGGTGATGGAGAATTTTATCTAGGTATCGGCAGACCAGAATATAAAGATTGGGACTATGAGCTGTTGTCTAATAATGATAAACATCGTATAATAGTAAAGACGCCTAAGAGAGATCCATTCTATATCAGACAAGAAAAAGAAAAGCAATCTAAAGCGTCAGAACTAATAGACTATGTAAGAATAAGAAACAGAAGCCCGTATAGGAAATATCGAAAGAAGCTATACAACTTCCCATATGAGACAATATAATGGCCAAAGAAGTGGAATTAAAAGTAGTAAGCTCTTCTGAGTTTGCTAAAATGATCAATGAGACAGTTGAGCATAGTAAGGGCCATATAAATCATTTGGAAGCAGTGCAAGAATTTTTAGAACAAAATGAAGAAATAGAGCCAGAAACAATTGCGTCTTTGATACAAAGGAATCAAAAATTAAAAGCAGTATTATATCAAAATGCAGAAGGACTTAACCTAGTAGAAAAGAAGAGCAGACTTCCAATTGATGAGGGGTAGAATAGCAAGAGTGGAACCTTATGATGCGTATGTTAAATACTTAGCACTAAAGTCTCACTTTAGTCAAAAGAATTACGACTACATTAAATACAATGGCAAAGTAAAGGCTTGGCGTACTACATTCGAAACAAGAAAAGACAAATACTTTTTCTATAAGCTAAGCAAAATGAAGGATCCAGTTGAATTCCTTATTGCTAACTTTATTGATAATGATGATTTTTATGTAGGCAACATTAGAGACGATAGAGCTAATGAAGTATACATGGAATTTAAAAAGAGACAACAAGCTCTATCTTATACATTCAAAAGTGATCTAGGCAAAATGAAAGAGGACTTCAATGAGAACATTGTTGTGCCTGAGAACGAACATCCATACCTTTTAAGGTTATACATGCGAAAAGATATTTGCATTGAAACGTTGACTTTAATTAATAGATGTGTTAAAATATTCAACTATTGGGATAAGGAATTAGAAGGCGACATTATGTGGCCAACTATTAAAATGAAAGCTGAAAAGTTCTCACCCTTCCTCAATGTTGACATAAATAAGTATAGAGAGATTATTCTTTCTACATTTAATAAAACGTAACATAACGACATACAACGCGATAAACCGCATACAGGAGAAATACTATGTCTGATTCATTTCAAGCGCTTAAGCGCAATCGAACCGAGGGCTTTGACAAGCTAACTCAATCTTTAAATAAACTCAACCAAAAGTCCACAGGACCTGGACCTGATGATCGTTTCTGGAAACCAGAAGTCGACAAAGCAGGTAACGGTTATGCTGTAATTAGGTTCTTACCTGAGACTGAGGGAGAGGATGTACCATTCGTAAGAATTTGGGATCATGGATTCCAAGGACCAGGTGGATGGTTTATTGAAAACTCATTAACTACCTTAGGTCAAAAAGACCCAGTATCCGAATACAACTCAATGTTGTGGAACTCTGGTATTGAAGCTAATAAGGAAAAAGCTAGAAAGCAGAAAAGACGTCTATCGTTTATTTCTAACATCTATGTTGTTAAGGATCCCGCTAACCCAGACAATGAAGGAAAAGTTTTCCTTTACAAGTATGGTAAAAAAATCTTTGACAAACTAAATGAAGCTATGAATCCTCAGTTTGAAGATGAGAAGCCAGTTAACCCATTTGACTTATGGGAAGGTGCTGACTTTAAACTTAAAATTAGAAACGTAGAAGGATATAGAAACTACGATAAGTCTGAGCTTGATGTTCCTGCTCCATTGTTCGATGAGGATGATGAGCTAGAAGCAACATGGAAGTCTCAGAATAAACTTAATGAGTTTACTGATCCATCTAACTTCAAAACTTACCAAGAACTTCAAACAAAACTTAATAGAGTTCTAGGTTTAGACGGAGCTGCTCCAGGCACTACTGCAGAAAGCAACTTTGATGCTGAACCACCAGCAGAGATTCCATCAGCACCAGCGGCTGCTCAACCTGAGCTGACTGCTACGGACGATGAGTCTTTGGACTTTTTTAAGAAATTAGCAGAAGACTAATTTATATGGGTGGGCTAGTTCGGTATGAGCTGGCCCATTCTATTTTCTAGGCTGCTTTTCTGGCCTTGTATCACAGTTGTTTTATTCATTGATTGTATACTACTTGGCGCATTGATTGTACTTAAAGTTGTGCTGCCTCCACCACCAGTAAATAATGATGCTAGTTTAGCATTGTCAGCATCTGCTGTTTGACCCGATATTGTACTACCGCTATTTGATCCGGAACTTGTCAAGTCGCCATCACCAGTTGAAGTTTCTGGATTAAGTAATCCTACAAGCGATTTAGAAGCCTTCTTACTTAGTAGTACTCTTTTACCATCTTCATTGTTGATGGCATATCTGCCTCTTCTATTTTCTTCGAGGACAGTTACGGTAGTGCCTCTTAGCTTTCTTGGAAATGTACTATCATCTGCAGGAATCTTAACAGCCACAACATCTTCACCATCTGATCCATCTGAAGGAACAGAACCTTCTGGAACCGCATCATTAGAACTTATTGATTCTCCATCAGGAGTTTTACCTGCCAAATCTTTACCTGAATTTTTAGATTCTTCAGACTCTTGTGTTATAGAACTACCAGTACTCATTACCTTATCAAACGTAGCTTTAAATGCTTCTTTAGGAGACTTTCCTCCTGGTAATAATGCGCCTAGAGCTGCTCCTATTCCAGCAGCTAACGCAGTTGGGAATAAAATTATCCTTCTAGCAACATCAGCAACCATTCTTAACGCATCGACCATCATGTCAACAATTCCACCAAAACTAAAGTCAAACCCATCTAGCTTCTCTTTAACACCCTCAAAACCTAAAATGCCTGCAATCCATCCAATCAAATCTTTAACAAGATTAAGAGGTGCTGCTATTAAGAAATCTAGTAGTCCAGTATATGCGCCCTTCAAACCAGCAAATATTTTATCTGCCATTGAGCCTTCGTTTTCTGTAAAACCAGAAATAGCTCCTCTTAAGGTTTCAAATATACTAAGAAGTACAGTTAACGGAAAGAATACTTTACTTACTACGGCTGCAACTTTAGCAGCAGTAGATGTTATTGTTTTAAATATGTTACCAAACAGGTTAATCTTTTTTCCAAACCCTTTAAAGAAATTACCTATTTTTGTAAAGAAACCTTTTATCTTTGTTATGCCTTTAGAAAGACCACTGTTTCCCTTAAACGAAAACAGGCCTTTAACTTTGCTTAAGAAGTTTGTAAAAATTGTTGCTAGCCTTTTAGGCACACCCATTAATATAAGATTAAGTGCCTTAGCCCAACCACTAACAATTCCTCCAATAGTACCAAGTATAGCACCAAGCATAACTGCTATTGCACCACCGCCACCAGTCTTCGCTTTATCAGGCGATGCATCAGTTGGGGTAGGTGTTGTGTCTGTATCTACGGTTGGCGGTTCTGGAGTTGCTTGTAAAACGTCTTCACTACTTTCAGACATAGATGCAGCAATTGCTGTAGTTGCATCAGCTGTCTCTTTCGTAGCGTCTTTGATCTCATCAAGAACTTCTTGATCTAATTCTGGTGTAGCATCAACTACTTCGGATTGTACTGGCTCTTTAATTGCTTGACCAATATCTTGCATTTGCTCAAAGTCTAATTCTGCTTTGGCAACTAGATCACCAATGCCTTGAGCCATTTGTGCTTGTTGTATTTTGATAGCCGCTAAACTTTCTTTAGCAGCAAGAGTGTTGTCATTTATTTGAAATAATAGCCCACTAACAATTCCTTTCATCTCTGATACAGATGAAATTAACTCCTTGTTTTCCTCACTAGCAGGCAATGCCATTATTTTTTACCTATTGCTTGTGCACCAAAGAAAGCAGCAACAATACCAGCAACAGCAACAAAATATGTTGGTGCCATACTGCCTAATGTTTTCTGTGCTTCATCTAGTCCAACTAAGGATGCAACTACTACTGCAAAAGGATATAACAATAAACCGCCTAAAGCAAACCAGGTCATGTTTCTCTGTGCATCACGCATTGCATCAGCATCCTCAAGCTCTTTACGCTTGAACTCTAAGTACATTTGCTCTTCTTGTTTAGACACTTTACCATCACCGTTAGTGTCTGCTGGGTGATGACCACTTGCCTTTATTTCTTCTTCCATTACCTGCTCCTTTGTTGCTTCTGTGCTTCGTGCCTCTCTTTTTCTTTCTGGAGCCACTCTTGCAATAGTGAAACATAGATATCCCTTTCGTAGGGTATCAGATTTTCTATTTCTGTTATACTATATTTATGATGCTGAACCAGTGCAAAGACCGTTTGATAGTAATTTGCCAGCGAATTATGGCTCAGCAGTATTAAAAAAAATCAGCGATTCCGTTTAATACGATCTTTCTATCATTGCCCTTTTTATTTTTATAGTTAAGTTCGTAGGTAAGTTTAGGTAAAGTGTCAAAGAATTCTTTTAGCTTTTCAAACCTTTTGATATCAAAACTCTTAATAAAAGACAAGGCCTCTTTAGTAGTAAAGTCATCATATACATTCTCATCATCATATACAGTTTCTAAACAACCCGCTATAAGTTTAAATATCTCTTCGTTATCAGGTTCTTTATCATCGCCCACATTCATTCCAGCTTTTGCCATAATGCCAATTGTGGGATCTTTTAATTTAATAGTTAGCTTATCATCAATAGCTATTTCATTACTATGATTTTCATCTATAGTTGGAGTCAACTCATCAAGGTTAACATTAAACTTGTAAACTTCATTGTCCTCAACATCTCTGTATTGAAGCTCAACGTAATTTTGAATAGACTTTGATCTTAGTTGTACAAACAACATTTCAAGGTCTAAAGAAGGTAGGTCTGAAACATCTAAGTCTTTAGGTGTTAGAACCACGTTTGAGATAATTTGCTTCATTGCATTTATCTGCGCACCTACATCTGACTCTTTGCCGATCAGCAATAACTTCTCTTCTTTCACAAGGAAAGGTCTAAAAGTTATTTCTAATCCTGATACTGGTAAGGTATATTCAAAGGTAGGTTGATCAATTTTTGGTAAGGCCATTATATTTCTCCATTATTTAATTATGTCTTTCCGCCTAGGGTTCCAAGGAAAGTTTGTGCATTACTAACTATATTTATAGCGTCTCCAACATTATTAGGGGTCTTCATTGACGATATTAATGATGTGGCAGATTGCCCTAATCTTAATAATCTCTCAAAACCACCCAATGCTCTGTCAGAAGCAGGACCAGGTCCTTCTTGTAAATCAGTAGTCCAATATCTTAATTGAAAGTTTACCTGGACTCTAGCAAACTCATCATTCTGTGCCCACCCCAATGTTACATCACCTAATACACTAGGCCAACATTCATGAGCAGTTACTGTTAAAATTTTATTAGCAGAGACATCGTATGTTGATATTCTCATACTTGTTATGTAATTGTTTCTATAATATTGTTCACCAAATTGAGCACCTTTCTTTTCTCCAAATGGTTTGGATCCATCTATATTAACTATATTGGCTACCCACTCTTGAAAGAAGTTTAAGTTTCGTCCATTTTGGTCTAACATAAAACTTGCTGATATCTCAGCTGGAAAAGGTAAACCAGGCCTTCTATCAAGAGGACCGATACCTAACCTCTGTATGTCTGATGGTGTTAATGTTATACCTGGAATGTTTATAGCATCACAGAAGAACACTAAACGTCTTGTATCATCAGAAGCTGCCCAAGCAGGTGTATCTATTTCAACAACATATCTATTTGGTCTGGCTAAGCTATTACTTTCTTGCATAGTGCCCATAAACTTATCAAGACTGAACGGCTTCTGAGAACCCTCACGTGGCTTCTCAAGACCTACGCCTTTGCCTAAGTTAAATAATGTTTTTGCTATATCTGTAATTTTTGCCATTAGCTTTTTCTTTTTCTACGCTCTGTCATAGAATCTCTATATATCTTATTTATGCCAGCTTTACGGAACCGCGCTAAAGGCATCATCATTATAAAATCCCAAGCCTTAGGAGGAATGTATAGATACTGACCAATTACTCTGTCCATATTATATCTTCTATAGAGCGGTTTAAATGACATTAGATTCCTTCTCTTTTTCATAAACTCATAATTAACTCTAGGAGCCATCTTGCCCCTTATGCTAGTAGAAAGATCATCACCAGGAGTTCCTGGATTCATCATATACTTAAATAGCTCATCCATTAGTTCAGCTCTATACATTTCAGGCAAGTAATGAAAGTTTAATCCGGAGAAGTAGCTCTTTTGCTCATACACATTGGTAACAAGGACAACAGGAAACATATCATAATAATCTGCAGTAGCCTTTGATATTGGATTTCTATAATTAAACATATACAATCTACCAGGCAAAAGTCTCTTCGTCTTACCTGCGCTTTGCAATAATTGTGTTGGATTGCTTTTTGCTTCTTCTTCACCAAGCTCTCTTATACGCTGAATTGGGTCGCCTTGAAACTTTGTATACATTTCTTTCATAGACTTGAACTCGAAATCGAATTCGTCTGAGGTCATCTTTATAGCTCTTTGAAAAAAATATGCTGGCATTATCCTATTACTCCTAATTCATCTTGCGTCATTATCATAAACTTCATTCCCTTATTATTGCAAAACTCTTCTGCAACTTGAAACTTACGTTGATTGACGGCGAATTGAGCGACCTCCTTAATATATCTTTTAGTTCTTCTCTTTGGTTTAGGAGGAGGAACCAAATGTTGTTTAGGTTTAACCTCTATTACCATCTGTGTTCCATCTTGTTTTTCTACCCAGAAGTCAGGAAAATACCTATGCATTCTTCTATCAATAGGGCTTCTATATGGTATACAGAACTCTTCAGACGCCCAATTTACTATTTGAGTGTGAGAATCTAGGTATCTCATTAGCTTGAGCTCCCACAAACTTCTATAAATAATATTACTAGAATCACCTTTATACTTGTTTGGATTGTTTGGTACGAATTTTCCTGAGTAAGCCATAAGGGTATTTATCAAAGAGAAAAGATATGGTAGAAAATACAGTATACAAAGCTGGGATCAAAACGAGAGGCACTGTTAAACCGACCTCCGCAATGGACAATGCAAGGAAGGCGAATAAAATTAACTTCATGCAATTTCCAACAGACTTAGGACATCATCAGTTTGTAATGAACTTTGTCAAGTTTAAAATGGGTGGCGTACAAGATAAACCAAACACTAACGTGGTTGCTTCATTAGCACTACCATTGCCTGGTACAGGTATCACTGACAAGTCTGGTGTAAAATATAATCAAGATGAGTTAGGAATTCTTGGTGGTGCACTTACAGGCGGAGTAGCAGGAGCTGTAGAGGCATTTGGTGGTGAATCACAAAAGCCAGAAGGCAAAGATGCAATCAAAGCCTTGCTTGAAGGAGGATCGGGAGCAGTTAGAACATTAGCTAATCAATTTGGACAAGGAGTTGGAGCAGCTGCAGATCAAATATTTGGTAACGTGGTTAACCCTCATATCGTGTTGTTGTTTAAAAACGTTGATCTTAAAACCTTTACACTTACATGGAAACTATCTCCAGCTTCAGAACAAGAGTCAAGAATACTCAGAGCAATGATTACAAAACTTAATCAACTAAGTCATCCAGAACAAAAATCAGAAGGCAACACAGCCAACTTCTTTTTAAACTATCCACATCAATGCGATTTGTTTTACTTAGGTGTTAATGAGAATCTGCATTACTTTAAAAGATGTGCAATAACAGCCATGGAAGTTAATTATCAAGGTGAGGGTCAGAACTTATTATTTGCTGATTCAGGAGCTCCAGTAAGAGTAGACTTATCTCTCACATTCCAAGAAACAGAAATATGGACAGCAGAGGATTATGAATATGGCGATCAAATTGAGAGAGGCGTATAATGGCACTTAAAGGATACTTTGCAAACATTCCAGCTATAGAATATGGCACAAAGATTGCTAGGAATTTAAACACTAGACCTAGAATAAAAGAACAGATACTAAAAAATCCAAATGTAATTTATGACTATGTTATACAAGATGGTGAAAGACCAGACTTAGTAGCAGATGGATACTATGGCAATCCCAACTTTGTATGGCTTATATTTTTAGCCAATGATATTATTGATCCGTATTATGATTGGCCGTTAAACTCCAATCAAATGGAAGATTTCTTAAAAGACAAGTATGG